CGTTCGCCATGATGCTGCGAGCGATCCTCTCCGCGTCGCCGCGACGCGGGTTGCGCGGATGCGTCTTCAGCTCTTCGAGGCCGACCATGACGTAGCTCTGCTCCGTCATCTTCCCGGCTGCGGTCGGATCGCGTGTCTCGACCATCGGTCTGCTCCATCGGTCGGGCGGATCTTCCGGGATCGAGATCCGCTGCGGGATGATCTGCTCGACCCGCTCGGCGTAGCGGCCCGCACGCGCGCGCAGCTCGGCGCTCGCTTCGAGATCGACGACGAGATGGATCCGCTCCGTGCTCCCGCTGTTCGTCGCCGCGTGCGGCTTGCGGGTGTCGAGCCACCAGCCTTCGCCGACCGCCATGTGCGCTTCCTGCCTGGCCCCGTCGAGATCCCATCCGGAGAAGCGCACCGCAGGATTGGTGACGATCGGGAAGTGGCAGCGCATGAGCTTGCCGTCATCGCTGCCCGCGTCGGGATCGGTGCTGTCCGCGTGGCGGGAGAGTTCGCCGCGCTCCGGAGCGAGGCGCATGAAGCGGACCCGATGGGCGACGCCCATGCTCTCGACGAAGGAGCGGACGGTTGGGAAGCGCTCGAACAGCGCGGTGTCGCGCAGCTCGGCGTCGAGGAGGTCGAGATGCTCCGCCTTCCAGCGCTTCGGCATCTCGGAAGGCTTCTCGATCATCGCCGGATCGTCGGAGTAGCCGCGCAGGGAGCACGCGCTCCAGGACTCCCGCTCGTTGTACGTCGAGTAATGGTCCGCGAAGGGAGGAGCGCAGGAGCGCAGCTCTGCGAGGATCTGAGCGGCGGGAACCTCGACCTGGAGCTGGGCGAGCGCTTGCGCGTCAAGATCGCCGAGAGGGCGGTCAGGAGGATCCTGCGCGGCGATCCCTCGCAGCTCCGAGTAGGCGGAGATCTTGACCGCCCAGAGATCGAGCGCGAGCGCTTCGAGGATCCCTCGCTCGGCGGGATGCTCCCGCCAATGCTCGACGTAGAGCGGCGCTCGCAGCTCGGCGATCTGCGCGGCGAGGAGCTGCGGATCTCCCGCCATGCGGAGCACGCGGGACGCACCGGCCGGGATGCTCATCCGGTAGCCGCGCCAATCGGAGAAGGATCCGGAGCTGCGAGCAGTCCGGATGACGACCGCGGCGGCGAGCTGCCCGTCTGGCCCTGCGATCAGGCGCAGCGATCCTGCCGCGAGCGTCCGGGCCGCTTCCGCATCGTCGAAGCGGCCGAAGCGGGAGCGGACCATCCCGCGGTCATGCGCGGCGAAGAGCTGCGAGATCTCCCGGAGCAGCTCACGCGGATAGCCGCGCTGCCACGCGTGCTCCTCCTCGACTGCTGCGGTCATCCTGCGACATTCCAGAACACGACGCCGGGATCACGCGGCACGAACCTCCATGCTTTCGCATCCTGCCCGATCGCAGACGGGAACGGCGGCGGATCCTGCGCGGGCTGCCAATGCTCCTCCGGCGTCTCGATCACTTCCGCGCGGCCCGCGTCGGGCTTCATGCCGTAGGAGATCGCGAGGAAGCGCGCGTACGGCCATGCTCGTTGCAGCGCCCGGCAGAGCGTCCCGGATCCGACGCTGACGACCACGACGCGCGGATCGAGATCGAGCGAGCGTGCCCGCTCCGCCATCCCGGCCGCGAAGTCCGGGTCGGAGAATCCCGGAGGCAGGTACTTCGCTTCATGCGCGAGCGCGTAGGAGCGGGCGCGTGCCTGCACGGTGCTGTACCGGCCGTTCGGGATCCACTTGACGTGTGCGCCCGCGGCGATCGACAAGCGCGTCAGCGGATGCGGCTCCTTGCGCTCCGCGACGAAGAGCGTCACCCGCTTGTGCGCTTTCGCTCCCGCGAGCGCGAGGGCGAGCTGCCCGTACCCTTCGGACGCGGCCGGGAACACCAGTTCGGAGCAGTCCCACGCCGGGAGGATCTCGTCGAGGACTGCTCGCTTCGAGCCGCCCGGTTCGAGATCGTCGCGCACGACGGTGATCCCTTCATGCTCGACGACGACCGGACGCGCTGCCATGAGCGATGAGCGTATGTCGTAGCGCCATACGCTGACCATGACCGAAGGAGGCCCGCATGGCACCGATCTCCTCGAAGCAACGGAGCGCGCTCCCGCCGAGCGCCTTCGCGATCCCATCCCGCCGCGCGTATCCGATGCCGACGCAAGCGCAAGCGCGCCGCGCCGGGATCTCGGAAACGCAGCGGCTCAACCTGCACCGCAACGCTCTCGCCCGATCCTCTTCGAGCAAGACGGGAGGGTCGTACTCGAAGATGGCGCAGGTGGCGCGCACGCGTACCGGAGGGAAGATCCCGACCGTGAGCCGCTCGAAAGGAACGGTCAGCTCACCCGGTGTGCGGAAGGGTGGCGGCTCCTCCCGATCTTCGCGATCTCGCCGATAGCTCCGCGCAGCGCAGCGAGGCAGACCGGGCGGGCGTACCCGGCGCGGCGGAACGCTGCGAGGAGATCTCGCAGCGTGCTCGTCGAGAGGCGCAGCTCCGATGCCTTCGCTTGGCACGCTTCCTCGAACGCTGCTCCTTCGGCGACGCGGCCCGGATGAGCATCCCACGCCCGCCACGCGGCGAGGAACTGCTCGTCGCTCACGGCCGGTGCTCATGGAGGTGGAAGGTCGTCGCGTGGACCGCGACGTACTCGCCGCGCTTCGGGAGGAGCATGACGAACTCCACATCGGGCGGGAGGAGCTGATCGCGGGCGTCGGCGATCTCATCCCACGACGGATAGCGGAGCCGCCCGCGGCGCGCCTGCATCTCCGAGTGCGGAGCCCAAGAGATCGACAGGTGGAGGAGCCCGCGCTCGCGGGCGCGGATCGCTCGCAGCAACCCATCGTGAACGCGCCGACCGAACGCCGCGACCTCTCCCGATCCAGGAGGGAGTGCAAGCCAGCCGTCGCCGTCGATCTCGAACCACTCCGATTGCTGGCGCGTGATCGGCGCGCGCTCTCCATCTCGGCTCATCACTGCTCCTTGCTCCGGGCGAGCTGCTCCTCGATCTCGGCCCAATCGGACGGACGCCACACGCAGACCTCCAGCCCGCAGGCGCGGAGCGCTTCGAGCACCCACTCCTGCTCCGCGGTGACGCGCCCGCGGTCGCTCTTCAGCTCGACGAAGAGCACGCGCGGCGGGCGCAGCAGCGCGAGATCCGGCCATCCGGGAGCGCTGCGCCGGGAGTCGAACGGATGGAACGCCCACCAGCCGCACCAGCGCGCGAGCGTGAGCACCTGCGCTTGGAACTCCTTCTCCGTCAGTCGATGCAGTTGACGCACGCCTTGCGCCGACTGCACAGCGCGCGAATCAGAACGGTCCATGATCCTCCTCGAAGCGATCGAGCGCCTCAGTCGATGCAGTCGCACAGTCGGTTGTCCCTTTGGGGGGAAGGGGCAACTGACTGTGCGACTGCTGCGACTGGAAGCTCCAGAGGGTGCGGCGCGGGAATCCTTCGTTCCGGACGACCACGCGGAGCGCGCGGGCCGCGCGGCGCAATCGGTCGGCGGAGATGCCCTCCCGCTTCGCTTCCCGCTTCAGATCTTCGGACGCGTGCTCCTCCTCATCGCACAGCGCGTCGATGAGGAACTGCTCCGCCTCGGTGGCATCCGCGCGCTGCTCCTCCGAGTCCAGCTCGCGGGAGAGGAGCTGCGCGGCGTCGAGATCGACGATCCCTTCCCAGGCGATCCGGGAGCAGTCGTAGAACTCGTCGCTCACGATCCGGTACGCGAGCGACGGGGGCATCGTGGCGAGGTTGCTCTTCGTCGGAGCGATGCAGATCCGCCCGTCGCGAGCTGGGTGCGGAGCGACCGCCATCGCTGCTCTTGCTGCGCCGACGATCCCGATCGAGCCACCGCCCCGGTAGAGCGGGTTCGAGGCGCTCGCTTTCGTGTGGTGGCGGAGGCAGAGCACGGTCGCTCCGGTGCGGTGCGCCATCATGGAGAGCGCGGCGAGGAGCCGCCGAATGTCGGTGTCGCGGTGCGCGTCGATGTTCCCGGCAATGTACGCGGCGAGTACGTCGACGATGACGAGCGCGGCCTTCTCTTCCTCGACATGCTCTTCGAGGAGCGCAAGGTCGCGGGGCAGCGTGACCAGCTCCGGGATCCCTTCGCGCCAGACGCCCAGGATCGACGTGATGCGCTCCCGCGCGGCCTCTGCTGCGAAGAGCCGGGGCGCGATCGTGCGGGAGAGATCATCCTCTGCGGACATGACGATGACGTTCGCGGGGCGGGCGGGCTGCTCTCCATCCGGGAAGGGAGATCCGGTCGAGACGCGTGCGCCTATGTCGAGCGCGACGGTGCTCTTGCCGAGGGAGGGGTCGCCGTCCATGATGACGAGCGCGCCGCGCGGCATCCTTCCCGGCCAGAGCCATTCGGTGCGTTCGCTGCTCACATTCGAGAGGCGTTCCACGGCCAGCTCCGGGCTCTCGGTGTCGTGGTAGCGCTTCGGCCGGTCGTTGATCGGCATCGGTTGCGCGAGCGGATCCGGGAAGGTCGCGGCGAGCGCTCGCTCCTCATCGGTGAGCGCGTCGGCCTCTTCTTTCGGATACCAGGAGAGCGGCTCCTCTCGCAGCAGGCGTGCGTTCGCGAGCGAGCGGAAGTCGCCGATCGCGCGGAGATGGTCCGCGCTGCTGCGCGGGCGCACATGCGGCGGCTCTCGCTCTTCGCTCACGGCGGTGTGCTTCCCGGTACCGGACCAACATCGTCGAGGAACAACGTGATCGGCCGATCAGCGCTGCCCGCCAGACGAACATCGCTGCCGCTCCCTTGCGCGCGTACCTTCAGGATGTTGCCCGGCACGGCCGCGGTGAGCATCGGCGTGCGGCAGGAGAACGCGCTCGCTTGCCCGGCGACGCCGGTGTATTGGAATCCGGCGAGCTGCGTGGGCGTACCGTCCGTGATCCAGCCGATCGCGGAGGTTCCGTTCGCGAGCCAGATCCAGCCACCGGAGAGGGAGGCGACGTACCTGCGTCCCGCGAGCGGGTTGAACGGCACCTGGAGCACGGCTACGTCGGCGATCGCGGCGAGCGAGACGTTGGCGAGGAGCGCGACGTTCGCGATGTTGCCCCACGCGACGCCCCACGGACGGATGAGCGTGGATGCGAGCCCGCGTCGATCGGTGATGTTCCCGGCGACGATCCCGGTCACCGCGGCGTTGACGCGCACGTCCGCGATCGCGATCGAGTCGCGTGGCAGCGCGGGCGGAGCGGGAGATGCTGCGGGCGCGCCTGCGATGACGGTCGCGCTGACGGAGAAGCCTGATCCGGGTGTGATCTCATCGTCGAAGATCCGCAGGATCACGGTGTCGATACGCGGGTTCGACGCGTCCGCGATCGCGACCGGGAGCGTGAGGAGCGCGTCGTTGTAAACGAAGTACGCGCCCTGCGCGGCGTCCTGCCCGTAGATGACCGCTCCGCCTCCCGCCTGGCACGCGCCGACCTGCACTTGGAGGGTCGTGCCTGCGCCGACCGGGCTGACCGCGAAGTCCTGCGCTTTGTAGACGAAGCTCTGCCCCGCAGGGACCGACTGCACCATCGCCCGGAAGCGGCGGCGCTCATCGCGGGCGTTGACGAGCGGCGACACGTTCGTCTGGAACCACGTTGCGCTGAGTGTCATGGAGCTGCGTCCTTCCGCTAGCGTTCGTCAGCGGAGAGCAATCTCGGTGCAGCTCCGCTCCATCGCCAGGAAGGGCGAGGAGCGGAGCCGTATCGCGTTACGGCGCGGAGTAGTCGGGATGCTTCGTCTTCATGTGCGCGGCGAGCTTCACGAAGGAGCGCTTGCAGCAGGGACACACGCCGTTGCTGATCCGCTTGCGCGTCCGGGCGTGCGCTTTCTGCTCGGCGTCGAGCTGATCTCGGAGCGCGACCGCTTGCGCTTCCGCCGCGTCGGCCCGCCGCTTCGCTCGCGTCTCATCGCTGATCCCGGTGTAATGCCAGTTGTGGCCCAGCGGGCAATACACGGAGCGCGTCTCTCCGGGATCGCTGCCCCGATGCGAGAGAAGCTGCGCGTGGAGCGTCTCCGGGATCGCGTACGCGATGCCGCAGGTGCATTCCACGACGACCAGCTCTTGCGTGTGGAGCACGGTTGTTGCCATCACTTCCTCCTCTCTCGTTACAGATCGCTCAGGATGAACTCGATATCGGAGATCAGCCGCTCCTCCAGGTAACGCATCCGCTTCTCGATCTTCTCGTCGAGATCGGTGCCGCGGTGCGCTGCTCGGATCTCATGCCCGAGATCACTCGTCAGCCTCGCCGCGCAATCGCGCGCGACGAACACCGCGTGGTCCGGACGATGGAGTTGCACTTCGGCGGGATCGCTGCCTCTGATCGCGACGATCAGCCAGCGAGCCCCGACGCCGTAGCGCTCCGATGCGACGACGTATCGGGGCGGATGCGACCGCGACCGCTGGGCGCGACGATGATCCTGGAGCGCTGCGCTCATGTAGTCCACGTCCACCTGCGCGACCTGCGCGAGCGTCCGGGCGATGAACCCGGTCGGCTCGTCACCTGTCCGCTTCCGCATGAGAGCCCGGTATGCGTCGATGGCGTCATCGACCAGCTCGACCCGATTCCTGGCGCGGGTCATGTCCGCACTCCCAGCTCGGAGAGGAACGACTCGTCCTCGTCGGTCCAGGTTTCGTCGCGCCCGTAGGCGTGGAGCAAGCTCCGCACGCGCGCGAGCGCTTCTCGCTCTGCGGCGGCATCCTCGATACCGAACCCGCGGCGCGCCATCTCCGCCTCATACAGCTCGCGGGCCGCGCTCCGGAGATGGATTGTCGCAACGTCGAGATCGAGCGCACGCGCGGTCGCGTGCTCTGCTCGCGCCGCGGTTCCGTCGCGCGTGATCGGAGTGCGCGCGGCCTCTGCTGCTCCTTCCGCTTCCTCCGCCTTCCGCAGCTCGCGACTCAACTCGTTGCGGAGCATCGGCGGCATCGCCGCGACTGCGGCGGCTGCGCCTCGCCGCTCGATAATGGTCGCCGCATCCTCCGCTTTCGAGTCGCGCGGACGCCCACCGGAGACGGCCTCGTAGAACCCGTCCCCGTCCCTGGTCTTGAACCACGCATACTCGGCTTCGAGCGGTGCCCAGCGCTCATCGTGAGCATCGCCGGGTGAGAGCGTCGCCGCGTGCGAGACGACACCTGCATCGGCAGCGCGCTCCCACGCCTCGAAGTAACGCAGGATGCGCGGCGTGGAACTCTGCGCCTGCCGGGCGAACGCTTGCGCGTTCAACTTGCGATCGTTACTTGATCGGTCGCTGCTCCGCCGATCACCGCCGTGGCTCTCCGGTTCGACGGAGCACGCGACGAGGATGCCGAGCGCCCAACCTCCTTGCCGTTCGAGTCGGCCGAACTCCACCGCGTTTTCGTGCGCTGTCGTCATTGCTGATCCTCCTCGCTTGTCCTTCAGAGCTTGTCGAGAACGAGCACCCACTCGGGGCCGCGCAGATCTGCGTTCGCTCCCATCCGCAGCCCGCGCGCGTCGATCGGGATCGCATCGGTGAAGCGCATCCCGCAGGAGCAGAGCGTCGCGGTATGCCAGAGCGTCACCGGCTGCATCGTCCCGCCGCGCACATGATCCTTCGAGTGGAGCAAGAACCGTCCGCCGCCGCGCAGGAGCGCGACCGCGAGCTGCCAGGCGTGGGCGTGCAGCTCCCGGTACTCCTCGCCCCATTGCATCGCTCCGCTGTTGCCCTCTTGCAGTTCCTCGCCGAGATCGTGCGTGTAGGAGCGGCGGCTCTCCGGATCGCTCGCGTGGTGATGATCCGCGAGGCGGTTCCCGAAGGTCGGCGAGGTCGCGATCGCGTCGAAGGAGCGACGCATCATTGCCATGACGAGCAGCGCGTCGCCCTCGATCGTGTCGTCATGGAGCGCAGCCCACTTCGGTTCGATCTCGATCCCGGCCGTTGCGTTCGGCAGCTCATGGATTCGGCCGGTACCGGCGAAGGGATCGAGCACGGTCGGATACTCGACGGGAGGGAGCAGCTCCGCGAAGAGGGCGAGCATCGCGTCCGAGTACCGCGCGGGGTGTGAGATCCCGCCACCGAGATCGGGCTTCGCGAGCTTCCTACTCATCGGTCTGCTCCTCGCGCTCCCAATCGAACGGGCGGCGGACGCGTCGCACATGCGCTTGCGAATCCTCCTGCTCCTCGCGTGCGCGCCGCGCCGCTTCCTTCTCCGAGAGGAGCGCCGCCATCGCGAAGACGAGGACGAGGAGCAGGAAGAGCGCGGCGGCTTCAGCGAGGAGCACTAGAACGGCTCGAAGTCGAGGACGGTCCGATGAGCGTCGAGGAGGCGCTCGAACGGGAGCACGTCGAGCTTGCCGAGCGTCGTCTTCGCCCATGCGGTGATGAGCCCGCGCTTCCCTTCCTCGTCGAGCTGCTCGATCCGATCCCGGAGCGTCATCCGCGCGTCGTCGAGATCGACCATCCCGGTCAGCGGGTCGATCCTCCAGCGCGGGACGCGTTCGACGATGACGGGAGGGACCATCTCGTCGCCGGGGCGGATCGCCCAATCGTGCGCCTTGATCCGCTGCGCGGTGCGGATCGCGAGCTGCTGCTCCTCGATCGTCAGTTCCTTGCTGCTCCACTTCTCGCCCTGCGTGATCGCCGCGCAGAGGGAATGCCGCTCGTCGTTGTCGAGCCCGGCGTCGCGCGTCGCGATCGCGACGCGCTGGAGCATCCGGGAATGATCCTCTGCGCCTTCCTCTGGCGCGTGCTCCTCCTGCGCGTCCGGAGCGGGCGCGGGCGTCCCTGCCACGGCGACGCCCGGCCCCGCTCCGGGATCCTCCTGATCCTCCGGGAAGGCGGGCGGCTCCGGAGGCGGAGGTTCCCGATCTTCAGGCGAGAGCTGCGGGAGCTGCTCAGAGCGGGAGCGCTCGACCGCTCCTGCGAGCTGGGCGGCTGCTCCTCCCGGATTCCCGCCAGGCGGCTCCTGGAGCTGCGTCGGCGGCTCTCCCGCTCCGTTCCCTTCAGGCGTACCGGGCAGCTCATGCGCTCCGGAGACGAGATCCAGCGGAGCTACGTCGAGGTCGATGACCGGGACCGGGAACTTGCGCCGCTTCCGGTTTATGAGCTGCGCCCGCTGCTCGATCCGCAAGCGAGCCGGGACGAACAGGCTGTTGACGCCGAGCATCTCCAGCAACGCGACGGTGCCCGGGATCTCCTTCGCCGCGGAGTAGCCGTGCGACTCCAGCCGCCAGACGCCGATGCCCGGGAGCTTCGCGAGGATGACCGACAGCCGCGTCGTCGGATTGCATCTCCGCTCGCCTTCCTGCTCGCAGAGGCAGGGACCATCGGCGAGGACTTCCGTGCGCCCATCGCATCTCCGGATGCATCCGCCCGCGTCCCACAGCTCGAACCACTGAGACAGCGCGATCTCCTTCGGCGGGAGCAGCACGTCGATCTCGGCCGCTTCGGTATGCACGTCCCATTCGCGGCCCGCTGCTCCTTCCCACTCGCGCGCTTGCCCGCCGTACTGCTGCGGGATCAGCTCCGCGACGTAGCGGTCCTGAGTCGTCAGCCGGAACGTATCGAGCTTGCGCGGCACCTTCGACCCGGGCTTCGAGCCGGGCGTGGAATCACCAAGGCGTATCCGCCCGATCTCCCGCAAGCGGCGCGTCACTCCGAGAAGATCCGGCATGGTCGTCTCCGATCTGTTCGTCGAACAGTTGGCCTTGCGCGGCCCACCACCAGCGGGAGAAGGAGAGCAAGCGCACGAACGCCGCGTGGAGCGTCGGCAGATCCCGCGCGACGTAGAGCGCGGCACGGCGCGGCGAGAGGCGGAGGATCGCCGCGCCGTCAACGGGCGGCATTGCTTCGGCCTCCGCGTGCTCCAGCTCCGAGAGGAGATAGAGTCGCCGCCTGCCGCGCCGCTCCAGCCGTCGCGCCGGGCGGGCGAGCAGAGCATGAGTCGCCCCCGCGTACGCGCCGAGCTGGAGCGCCCCCTCCGGATAGGGCGCGTGATCCTCTTCGCCCGTCTCGCACTTGTAGTCGATGAGGAGCCGCAGCTCCTTCCCTTCGACGCGCACGCGGACGATCGCGTCAAGGCTTCCCGCGTAGAGCAGCTCGGGCGAGTAGACGGTCAGCTCCGCCGCCTCGAAGAGCGGATGCCATTCGAGGCACCAGCGCTCGAAGCTCTCGACGTAGGGCGCGATCTCATCGTCGAGCGGATGGAAGATCCCGTCCCGGATCCGTTCGCAGAGCGCAGCATGAACCGCGGTGCCGAGCGCTTTCGCTGATCGCTTCCCATCGCCGCGCTTGTACCGGGCGTTGCGGAGCCAGTCGTAAGCGCCATCCCGATCGCCGCGCAGGACATGAGCGCGGAGAATGTCGAACTGATCGACCGCAGCGCGGGCGGTCGCATTCGCGCTCCACGCGACGAGCGCAGGCTTGTCGATGACTGCGAGCGCGGCGGTGACGGAGATGCATTCGAGATCTCCCGGAGCTGCGCTCTTTACCTCGACGGGAGGGCGGCCTGCGAGCTGCGCCGCGACCGACCAGGGAAGGTCGGTCATGGTCATCGCGGCGGCTCGATCGGCCGGGCGAGGAGCGCTGCGATCCTGCGCCGCATCGCTTTCGTCCGGAAGCCGCGCGGGATCCCGGCGCGGCGGCACGCGTCGCGGTTGCTCTGCGCTCCTGCGGCGCGGAGCTGCTCCCGCGTGGGCTTCATGCTGCGCCCTCTGCGTCTTCGCTGCGCTCCTCATACGCGAAGAGCGAGCGGTGGGAGCAGCCGAGCGCGCGGGCGAGCGCCAAGCGGTCGAGATCGGACACGTTGCGTTCGCCCCGCTCGATCCGGGAGATCTCGCCCTGCGTGACACCGACATGGAGCGCCAGCTCCGCCTGCGTGAGATGGAGCTTCGTGCGGCGGCGGCGGATCCTTGCGCCCCAGATCTCCCGGATCCGGAGGAGGTCATGCTCGACCGACAGCGGGGGCGGATCGTGGCGTGGCGGCATGAGGCAGGAGCATATGCCGATGATCCATGACCGACAAGAGGGGACGATCCCCCGATCGGGGGCGCATCCCGCTCCCTTTCCTACCGTCCTCGCCGCGACCAGGCAATATGCGTTATGGTCATATCTCGTATGGCATCGAACAGCACGAAGCGATCCCGGAAGGGCAACGGCCCCGGTGTCGATCCCGAAGCGATCGCGCTCCAGTTCGGCGCGGCGCTCCGCTTGGCCCGCGGCGATATCACGCAGGTGCAGCTCTCGGAACCTTCCGGGATCGACCAGGCGACCATCTCGGTGATCGAGCGCGGGCTCCGCCTCCCAACTGTCGAGCAGGTCGCGCGGCTAGAGCACGCGCTCAATCTGCGACGCGGCGCGCTCTTCGAGGCGGGCTATGCGATCGCTCCGCACTCGACGCTCGACGCAATCAACAACGATGCTGCGCTGCATCCGCTCGCGCGCGAAGTTCTCAAGCGCGTCTACGCGGGCCTTCTAGAGATGCCCGAGACGTAGCAAGCTCGATCCAAAGCTCGGCGAGAGGAACGATCACCTTGGCATCTCGATTCATGCTCCGCCTCGACTACGAGAAGTGTCGAACGTGGGGCCACGCGTGGGAGGAGTTCATCCCGCATGGCAAGCGTCCGCCCGGATGGGGGATGCGCTTCTCTCTTCGCTGCTCCCGCTGCGGATGCGAACGCCATGACGTGATCGACTCGCTGGGGGAACTCTCGACCCGCCAGTACGTCTATCCCGACGATTACCGGATGAGCGCGGATGAGACGCCGACGCGTCAACAGCTCCGCCTCGATCTCTTGAAGCAACTCCGATCGGATGCGCGGGAGCGCACGCGGCAACAGAGGAGAGCAGGGTGACGAGGAGCGAGGAATCGAAGGCGCGCGACCGCGAGTATCAGCGCGGGTACAAGCGCAGGAAGGAAGCGCAGCGAGCTGCCGCCGCAGCAGCAGGAGCAGGGGGCGAGGGAGCTGCTCCTCCTGCGGAGCTGACCGGCTCGAAGGTCACGCGGGCGATCTCCCGCTATCTCGACTCCGTGCGGATCCGGGATGAGAGCGGGCGCAAGCCGCGCCGCTCGAACGTGGTCACGCTCGGAGCGCTCCCAGGCTTCCCGCAGAGCACGGCCGATCCGGAGGTCATCGACCGGGCGATCGAGAAGCTCGTCGGGAGGATCTCGGAGACGGGCAGCGCCGTCGCGGAGCTGGAGCTGCGGCAGCGGATCCGGGATCTGCGCGCCGCGGTCGCCCGCGTGCGGGAGGGAGCGCCTGGGCCGGATGAGCAGGACCGCTCGATCTTCATCGCGCACGCGGCCGCGTGGGCTGCGAGCCGGAAGGCTCCGATCAGCTACGAGGCGTTCCGGGAGATGGGCGTCCCTGCGGACGTGCTGCGGGATGCTGCGATCCCGCGTCGCCCTACGGTCTGATCCTGCGGGGCGAGCGCTCCGGCTGCTCGCGCTCGACGAGCGCGATGCGGGAGGCGTGACATTCCGTTGCGGAGATGATCCATGCGACCAGCGCGTCGCACAGGCGGGAGGGCTCGCCGCGGTTGGTGAACGCGCGCGCCGCGCGTCCGGATGCGCGTAGCTCATCCCACCGCTCCGCTTCTTGCTGCGCGAGGAGGATCGGATCTCGCACCTGCCCGTCCTCCCGCTCGCGCTCCTGCTGCTCCTGCTCCAGCGCAGCGAGCAGGCAGAACGCTTGGCGGCTCATCTCCTGCGCGAGCACGCGCAGCGCGTACGCGTGTACCTCTGAAGGGCGGGCGCTGCCTTCGTCCATCGTCGAGATCCCTCCCCACCGACCCCAGGGGTGGCGTCGCCCGTCGCCGCGGTTGTGTGTATCGGGACGCTAGCGGCATGTCAAGGCGTCATAAAGGAGGGAGCGGATCCGAGGTTCGGATCCGCTCCCGTTTGTTTGCTTGCTCTGCGCGTGCGCGCGTGCTACGCGGCGAGCGCCTCCTCCTCCCGGCGCGGCGTCGGCGCGATCCGCAGCGCAGGATCGCCTCCCGGTACGAACGCCGTGACCGTGAGCTGCTCGAACGCCCACTGGATCAGCATCCGTTTCGCCGCGAGCGGCTCCTCCTCGAAGCGAGCGAGATCGACTGCGAGCGCACGCGGCCGCGCCGCGAACTCGCGGGCGGCTTCGAGCCGCTCGCTCATCCCGCGCCGCATGATCTCCCACTCGGCGAACTCGATATCGCCGCTCGCCTTCATCGTCGCGAGCTGCTCCAGCTCCCGCTCGATCGAGCGCACCGCATCCTCCGGGTTCACCCCGCTGGTGATCCCTTCGAGATCCGACGCGCCCAGCCGATCGAGGAGCGCTCCGAGAACAACCTCGTCGGCGATCTCTGCGTCGATGGAGCACGCGCCGCAGTTCCCGCCCTTGCCGCTGCTCTTGTTGCAGCGGTACCGCCGCCCCTGCGTCTTGTGGTTGAGGTTGAACATCTTCGCTCCGCAGCGTCCGCAGGTGAGCAGGCCGGTGAGCAGATACTTGGCGCGCGTCGCACCTTCGACCGGGTTCGCTCTCCGGGAAGGATCGTCGAGGATCTCGCAGAGCTGCTCCCAATCGGCGGGCGGGATGATCGCCTTCCAGGTCGCGGCTTCGAGCTTCCCGTTCCCGTAATCGCGTAGCGCGGCGACATGCGGGTTGAGGAGCGTCGTGCGGAGCGCTCGCCGCGTGAGACGCGACCCGCGCGGGGTGCGGATCTCTTGCTGCTCCCACTCCTCCTCGAAGCCTGCGGTGGATGCTCCGGAGAGGATCGCTTGCGCGTACTTGCGGAGCACGCCCGCTTCGAGCGGGAGGATCTTCTTCTCCTTCGAGTAGCCGAACATGCGCGCGCCTGCGGGGCGCGCCCGCTCCAGGTTGCGGTGGTTGTGCCAGTCGGTCGTCCGCTCCGCTTTGATCCCGCTCTCCAGCTCGGCGAAGACGATGGAGATCTGGAGCATCGCTCGGCCGATCGCGCTCGTCGTATCGAACTTCTCGGAGACGGAGACGAACTCGCCGCCCGCTTGCTCGATCCGCTGCCAGATCTTCGCGAAGTGGATCGTCGAGCGGGAGAGCCGATCGAGCCGGTAGACCAGCAGCGTGTCGATCGCTCCCGCTTCGAGCATCCCTAGCAGGCGCTCCAGGCCCGGCCGGTGGCTCGTCTCCTTGTACGCGCTTTTCCCGCGGTCGATCGCGACCTCCACGACCTCCCATCCGGGATTCGCTTTGCAGTAGGCGCGGCCTGCGGCTTCTTGCATCTCCGTCGAGATCTCTCCGGGCCGATCGACGCTGATCCGGATCGAGATCCCGACGCGGCGCGTAGGATCGGACGCGCTGACCGTCCTTGCGGCAGCAGAGCGAGGGGCAGCCTTTCGGGGCTGCCTCCGCTCACGTTCGCGGCGTGTGCTCATTGCTCCTCCTTCGAGATGGTGAGGCCGTGCTTCGCAGCGCAGCTCTCGCAGATCGGGACCGCGCCCAGGATCGGATGCGGCGTCGTACCGGCTGCGCTCTGATCGCAGAGCGCGTACCACTCGCACTTGCGCGTCACGCGTGCGCCGCAGTTCCCGGCTTCCGTGTAGCTCGCGCTCCTGCTCCCGGTAGCGGTCGCGATCGTGATCGCCTTCCGGGATGCTTCATCGCACGCAGCGCAGCCCGCCGCGTGCGTCTGCTCGCTGATCCAAGTGGCGGGGCTCATGCGACCTCCACCCATTGCATGACGGTCGCGAGGAGCTGGTCGTAATCGCCCTCCATCGCTTCCTCGTCGAAGCGCTCGATCTCGCTCCGATCGAGGCCCGCTCGCTTCATCGCTCGGTGTACGCGTCCGATGATCGCGAAGGCGTTCCCGTCTTCTCCGATCATCTCGACCACGATCTCCGGATGCTTCGGTGTGCTCATTGCTGCTCCTTGTCGCTGGTGCGGGGATTGCACCGGAAAGCCCCACCGCTCGAAGCGATGGGGCATCCGCTGTCATCCGTTGCAGATATCGCAGGAGGGATCCTCGCAGCGAGGAGCAAGCTCGAAGCTCATCGTCCATCCCTGCATCTCGAAGCGATACGCGTCGGCGGGCATCTCGGAGAGCTGCTCCTCCGCTTGCTCTTGCTCGCGGAGGATCTCGCAGCGCGTGCGCCGCGTCACCATGTTCGGAGCGGCTTTCTGCTCCTCCGGAGATCCGTGGAGCATCTCCGCGAAGTGGCGGTGCGCGATCGCTTGCGCTTCCGCGAAGGTCGGGTGCTCCTCCTCATCCGCAGTCCCGTAGGAGGTGAAGGCGTCGATCTCGCTCGCGGCTTCGACGAGCCCGTCGTAGTTGAGCGAGCAGATCGAGAAGGTGGATCCTCCGTGCCAGAGGATGCCAAGATCGTGGATCTCCGGGTTCCGGAAGATCGTGTATGCGGTGGTCGGTTCCATGCTCCTGCTCCTTGCGGCAGAGGGATCGCTCCGGCCCTGTATGCCGATAGCTCATATGGAGATGCTCCATCCCTTCGCACAGAGTAGCTATTGGAAGCGATACCCGCAAGGTGCGAAGGCTCCCGCTCGCTCCAGCGCTGGAGGAGCAGGGATCCGCTCCTGATCGAGCGCAGCTCGGCCAGCTCGGAGCGCTCCCGGAGCTGCTCCCTGCTGGATCCCGCCTCAGAGGCCGGTCCTGCGCCCCCGCAGGAGCGGAGGAGCACGCGCCGAGCGCCGCTCTGACGCCCCTCCCGCCGCTCTCCTGCCCGATCTCGGCGCGTGCTCGGACCGCGCCGCGGTCGGATATCCGACCGGGAGGGAGCGCTCCTGCGACCCAGCTCTTTCGCGATATGCGAAGGACTCATATCCTCCAGGCATGGATGACTCGTATCTCAACCTCTCGGGCTCGGCGCTGCGGATCTCCGGGCCGCGTGACGTACCGAAGCTCCGGGAGGCGTTGCTGCGCGGCTGGCGCGACGACGGCCCGTACTCCATGACCGCCGCGCACATGTCGAGGGAGCAGTCGCATCTCGCCGCGGTCCAGGAGCCCGTCTGGCAGCGGTACGCGCTCACGGAAGCATCGCTGTGGTGGATCACACCGGAGATGTGCGACCTGCTCCTCTCGGCGGAGCAGACGCTCCCGGATGAGACGATCTGCGAGCGGGAGCTAATGCCGCGCGAGCACGGCCTCGTCGTCTTCGAGAAGCCGCTGACGGGAATCGACGCGCAGAGCGGAGAGCAGATCCAAGTGGACGCGATCGCGTGGGCTCCGATCCTGCTCGGGCTCGAACCGAAAGCGGAGCAGATCGTGCGGCTGCACGCGCGCAAGCCACACGCGCGCATCGGCCCCCGCCCAGGGATCGGGATCGTCAGCTACCGGAAGCTCAACGCTGACATGGGCATGAACGGCGAGGAGCTGCAACTCGCGATCGCGAGCGGAGCGATCTCGCAGGCGATGCCGAGCGACTGGAGCCCGGACGAGCGCGGGATCTCCGCAAGCTTGCACGGAGATATCTGGGCTCCGCTCGGCCGCGCCGATTGGGTAATCGGGAGAGCGCTCACCGACGATCTCCTCGCAGGCTTCGACGACCAGGATGGAGAGCCGGAGAACCTGGCGCTCCGCTACGGCGACGGCTTCGACTCCGTGATGGAAGATCGGCGCAGGCTCGCCGCGCTCTGGCTGCTCCTCTCGCAGCCCGGCATCGTGCAAGCGCGGGAGGAGCGCGCGCCGCGCGGCGAGCGCAGGAGAGCGCAGCGTGCGGGCCTCTCCGCACCGGACGTGCAGATCATCGACATATCCCGCGCCCACGCTCCTGCGACGAAGAGCGCGGAGGAGCAGAGCGAGCATCGCAAGCTCCACGTCCGCTTCCTGGTGTCGGGCCACTGGCGGCGGCAGGCTTATGGGCCGAAGCTTGCGTACCGTCGCCCGACGTGGATCGCCGCGCATTGGCGAGGACCGGAGGATGCTCCGCTCTCGAAGATCGAACATGTGCGCGTGTTCCGGGAGCATGACGACCAGCGAGCCGAGGAGGAATGATGCCAGGGAAACCGATCCGGATCGTCGCCGTGTTCGAGATCCAGCGCCAGGAGGGACCGCCGTGCGATCCTGACGCGGTGCGCGAAGCGTTCGACGATGAGCTGCAAGGGATGGGCGAGATCTACGCGCAGGATGACGAGCACGAAGAGGAGTCGGAGTTCGCGGTCGAGCTGATCTCGACGGATCTCCAGCCATGAGCGACCTCGACGTAAAGATCCAGTGGCACGCGCCCGACGCTTGCTACGCGGCGGTCTTCATGCGGGAGGGAGAGCCGTGGTATCTCGGAGGAGCGCTCGTCGGGATGGGCTCGAATCCGGGCCGCGCGGTGATGGAGCTGTGCGAGCTTGCGGAGCAGCTCGTCGTCCACGGAGAGAACTTCCTGACGGATGATCCGCTCTCGGTCCCGGATCGGCGCTGGCTCTTCGAGATGCTCGATCGCGGGAGCGCCCGCGAGCATGAGATGTTCGTCGCGCTGAAGGAGGCGGAGCGATGAGCGGTCCCTTCCGCGGCAGTCCGCGCGTCCGGATTCTCGGGCGGATCGGCGTGCCTGCGCGAGCGGGCCGCCGCTGGATCCGTGCCTCCTGCTCGCATCGCGGAGCGCGTGCGCGCACTCGCCGCTGGTATTGGGCGGAGCGATGACGCTGTTCCGGCCGGGGCCGAAGAGGATCCCTCCTCATGGCGCACCGGATGGGCTCGTCGTCCATGTGTACGGGCCGGATGGGAGGCTCCTCCCTCGAACGGAAGATGACGGACGGCGACGAGGCGGTGACCGCAGCAGCCGACGCGGCCGCGATCGAGGAGCAGCTCTCCGAAGGCGAAGCGATCTGCATCGTCGTGTTCGACGGCGACAGCGGGATCCGCTGCACGCCGCTCGGGCAGGGCTTGTGGATGAGCGAGAACTAGGAGGAGGGACCATGACCGCATTCACGCTCTGGGTGTCGGGCTACGCGTCGGATCGGGAAGCGATCGAGTCCGTCGAGGAGCTGCTCGCCGAGCTGGATCTCGAAGCGCAGACGATCCGAGCGCGGCCCTTCCCGGAGACGAGCGTGATCTTCCTCGTCGATGTGCTCGCCCGCCCGATCGAGCACGCGGCCTCGAAGCCTTCCGCAGCTCATCCGCAGTAGGTCGGAGGCGTCCAGTTGCACGCTCCTGCTCCTCCGTTCCAGAGGGCGGCGGCGGCGGCGTCCTGGAGCGCTGGAGGCCAGCTCGCGGCGTTCTGGCCGATCAGCTCCGGATGCCCGATCCTGGCCGCCATCGCATCCGCGGTCGAGGGCATGAGCTGATATGCGCCGCCTGCTCCGGAAGGATTGCGGGCGGTGTAGGTGCAGCGGCTCTCCCGCTGCGAGATCCATGCCGGGATCGCTCCGCATGATCCTCCGGAGGAGGAGGGAGACGACGCGCGCGGTGATGCGAAGGCACGCGTCGCCTCCCTTCCGATCTTGCTCCGGGAGAGCGCGGCGATCCAGCGGTTCCGCTCCTCCGCGCGGACCATCCGATCGAGACGAGCGAGCGCTCCGATCGTCAGCGCGGTCGCGTCGAACGATGGTCGGCTCGCGCTCGGCGGGCGGAAAGGATCAGCTCCAGCAGGGCGCGCGAACGATGCGCTTCCGAGGAGGAGGGAGAGCGCCATAATGGCGCTCGCGAACTTCGTGGACATTGCGGCTCCTCTCGACAACGATCCGCATTACTGCCCGCCCTGCTCGCTCTCGCCCGTCCCGGTTGCATCGGGGCGGGCGAGGTTGTAGGTGATCTCGTCGAGGCGTTCGAGCACTTCGCGCCAGAGATGCGCTCGCCAGATCTCTCGGCCCAGCCAGAGGACGAGCGCGACGAGGAGAACGCCCGTCTCGTAGGCGTAGATCACGCGCAGCTCATCCTCCGCGCATGAAGCGCCCGAGGAGGAAAGCGAGGAGCTGCACGCCTGCGATGACGCAGACCGCGATCGTGACGAATCCTGCCTGCAAGTGCGACATAGCTAATGCACCTCTCCGACCGCGGATCCCTTGAAGGGCGCGCTCCCGTAAGCGAAGACGCCACCGTCTGCGCCGAGCAGCCAGTAGCCGTCGCCATCCTCTGCTGCTTCGATCGCGACGAACGCAGCGGCCTCCTTCGGATCTCCTGCTGCTCCTTCATGGAAGCGAGCGCCGCCGAAAGCGAAGACGCCACCATCGGCCCCGACGAGCCAGTAGCCGTCGCCCTGCGGGCGAGCTGCGATCCCGACGATCGGGGCGGCGAGCTGCTGATCGTTCGCTCCTCCGAAGTAGAGCGCGTCGCCCTTCGTGATGACCGCTCCGGTGCTGTCCGCGATCCAATAGCCGTCTCCGGTCTTGGTGCGTGCGAGATTCACCGCTCCTCCCTTCGTGGGCGCGGCGGAAGCTCCCGCCGTGCAGGCGGCAACGACTTGCGGCCAGACCGCCATCGTGAGATCTCCGGGACAGACGGTCGAGCTGCCCGGCGAGTCCCGATGCGCGCGAACGGAAGGAGCATCCACGACGTAGCCGCGAGCGCGAGCGTCCGCGCACGCGCCCGCGATGATCGAGAGATCCTGATCGGTGACCGGATACTCCATGCGGGTGCCCGACAGGCAGAGGTCGAGGCTCTCACCATTCAGGTTGAGCGTGGCGAAGGAATCCCAGACGTTGCGGAGATGCGTCCAGCGCGTCGCCCCGATCCAGTACGTGTAACCGCCTTCCGCGCCGCGCGGATCATCGGAGGGCGCTCCTGCTCCCTCATGGTGGACGGTGGTGAGCGCTACCGGATCCGGCATCGCTCACGCAGACCGATCGTCGTGCTCGTCGTCCTCGTCGTCGTCGTGCTCTTCGGGCAGCTCCTCCCGCGTCGTCTCTTCGAGCGGGCCACCTTCGGGGCTCTCGGAGTGCTGCTCTTGCTCTTCTGGCGTTCGCTCTTGCATCGCTGCTCCTTCGGGGCAGAGGACGTACTCGTCCGCAGGGTCGAGGAGGGAGAGCTGCACCTGGGCCACGCGGAGCGAAGCTAGAACATGATCGTCCGTCATATGGCGATGGTCAATCGGAGCGGGCGCTACGCGTGGCGCTGGAGCATCGCGATGGCGTAGCCCTGCTGTTTGCGGCGGGCCGCGATCCGCTGCGCGGGCGGGAGCGTCGGCTTCCCTCTCCTCCCGCTGTCGGTGAGGACGATGCTCGTCGTGATCGAGCCAATGTCATCCACATCGACGGTCATCCCGGTAATGCGCCAGAAGATGTTCCCGTCGAGCTTCAGCGATCCTCGATCCGCAACAAGCCTGATCGTGTCACCGATCTGCCAGACGCCGTAAGGGAAGTTGATCTGATCGACGAGATCGACCTTGACGAGATACTGCTCCGAGGTCTGGATCGCTTGCGCGCACTTGTCTTCGAGCGTGGGCTCGTCGCTCACGTCCGGAGCATTGACCGCGACCTCGTAGAGCGGCTCGCCGAGCACCGAGATCGCGACGGTCGTGTACGGCGGAGTTCCTCCATCGCCTGCGACCGAACCGAACCCGGTCGCTTGCGACGCGTACGCGCTGAAGTCATCGGAGTATTCGGTGACGCGGATCGCGGTCCCGTCGCGCCAGATATACGGGAGATCTTGTCCGAGGCGCGGATACCACAGCTCGCAGACGTGCAAGATCTGCGCTTGCGCTCCCGCCGATTGCGACCACTTCGCGAGCACCCGGAACTCGAAGCCGTTCAGGCAGTCGGCGAGCGCTTCGACGATCTCGTTCACCACGTTCCCATCGCTCGCGTAGTAGGAGCGGATGCGCGGCACTCCGGATCCCGCGGGCGGATGCAGCTCCGTCGTCATGTAGATCGAGGCGGACGGTACGGGATAGAGCGACTGCATGTCGTCGAGGATGGTCTTCGCCATCGCCATCTGCTCGACGTTGTTCCAGACGTAGCCCTGCGACTGGAGCCTGCGATTCCAGTAGCCCCACAGCGAGTAGCCCGAAGCGGTCAACGTATCGACGCCTTCGCTCTGCCCCGTCCAATCGAGCGCGCCGAGCATCCCTGCGAAGCGGATCACGTTGCTGTCGTCGAGCGCGTACACGAACGTCGAGTGGGGGACGAGCAGCGCGGCACGCGGGTCGTAAGGATCCATCTCTCCGGAGAAGGAGCCCGCGCGGCACAGCGTTTCGGTATACGAGAACTTGGAGAACGGGATCTCTCCGGTGATGTTCCCGGATGCCCAATCGCGCGCGATGAACAGCATGGCTAGAAGAGGTACGAGTCCTGCCAGGCGATCGTGCACGATCCTTGCCCGCCCGCCGCGGTGAACGCGACCTGGGTGCTGCCCGGAGGGAAGTGCAGCATGTCCGCATTCGCCGGGAAGTCGAGCGTGCTCGCCCGGTTCGCTGCGCCCGATAGATCGACCGGATCATTCGAGAGGAGCACGATCCCGGTCGCAGTATCGGTGATGAGATATTGGCCGGGAGCGACGGTCGTGATGAAGCCGAGCACATCGCCCGACGCCGGGAGCGTCACGGCCGGATTGGTGAGCACCGCTCCGGTCGCGGTGATCGTGATCGTCGCGCTCGCGGTCGCGTTGCCCGCGTTGACGACCACTCCGGACGGCTGCGCTGCTCCGGTACCGGGAGCGAACCCATGCGGAAAGCCGTGCGCGTATCCGTGGCCCGAGTCGCCCGCAGCGACGCCCGCTTGGAGCACCAGCGAGGTCACCGTCAGGCTCCGGTAGCGCGGGTCGCTCGCCTCGAAGGAGACGAGCGCTTGGATCGCACCCACGTCGACGAGATCGAGCGAAGGAGCATCGACGGGATCGAACCGGCCGGTGATCTGCCAGCTCCCGCGCGGCCCATCGAACGCCATGTTCGTGTATCCGCTCGCCAGCGGAGCGCACGCGCCCGACAGCGCGGTGAGCAGATCGAGCGCGTCGCTCTCGCTGGTGCCGAGGATGACGACCGGGATCACGATCTTGTTCCCGCCGTAGAGATCGGGGCCGACGTAGAGCTGCCCATGATCTCCGGGGCGGGGGCGGACCACGCGGCGCAGATCGGGAGCGCCGAAGAGCTGCGGTCCTCCCGCGTCGATCAGGTACGGCGCAGCGCCGAGCGTGATCCCGTCCGGGAGATGGAAGCGCCACGCGCCGTTCGTGAGCGCAGGAGCAGGGAAGGGAGGCAAGCCAACGGCGGTCATATGATCGCTCCTCGAAGCTCCTGGTACGCGAGCTTGTCCGCGACGGCGCTGGCGAGCTGCCGAGCGTCGAGCGCTTGGACGTACATGTTCTCCACATACGCGCCGCGCTTGCGTCCCGCTCCGGCGGGTACTGCTCCGCCTGCTCCTCCATGCGCGTACACGTCGAGCGGCAGCCCTGCGAGCGCAGCATGGACGCTGCCTGCATGATCGGAGATCCCGGAGGCGATGCCCTTCGAGATCCACTGACCGATCTCGTTCGCCATGACCTTCGAGGGAGAGCCGATGCCGAGCACCTTCTTCAGCGGTCCCGGAAGATGCGACGCGAGCGAGGAGATCGTGCTCGTCACCGTGCTCCAGGCGTCTTTGATCCCGTTGACGATCCCGGAGATCAGCGACGTGCCGATGCTGTAGAGCGCGGTCGCAGCTCCGGTGATCGCTCCTGCTGCGCGTCCGGGAACGCCGGAGAGCCATCCGGAGACTGCGCTCCACGCGGCGGTGATCCCGTTCAGGAGCGAGGTCATCATGGACGAGCCGATGCCGTACAGGCGTCCCGGTAGCCCGGAGAAAAACCCGATGATCCGACCGACCGCTCCGGAGAGATAGCCGACGACGCTGCCCATGATCGAGCTGACGAGACTGAAGACCGCGGAGAACGCGCCCCACACCAGGCCGATGATCTGCGTGCGCCAGCGGATGAAGATCCCGATCGCGAGCGCGACGGGACCGAGGAGGATCCCGACGATCAGCGGCCAGTTGGTGCGCAGGAACGAGAGCACCCAGCTCGCCGCGCCCGCGACGTGTTCGATGATCGCGGAGCGGAACCGGATGAACAGCAAGATCACGATGCCGATCGGGCCGAGCAGGATCCCGACGATCAGCGGCCAGTGAGTTTTCACGAAGTCGAACACGATCATCACCGCGGTTTTGATCGCGCCGAACGCAGCGTTCACCGCATTGCGGAACCACCCGATCTTCAGGTAGGCGATGACGAGGATCGCGATCAGCGCAACGATCGCGATCACGACGATGATGATCGGGTTCGAGTCGAGCACGATGTTGAAGAGCGCCCACGCTTTCTTGACGCCATCGACGATCGCCTTGCCCGTCTTCAGTACCGTTTGGTAACCCTCCTGCGCGGCCTTCGCGACCTTCGCGGCCTTCCCGACCGCGAGGAGGACGAGCACGAAGCCGCCCATCACCCCGACCAGCGGCGTCAGCCACTTGCTGTTCTTCGAGATGAACTCTGCGAGCTTCGCGAACGCAGGAGCGATCTGCGTCGCGATGATCTTGCCCACCATGGTCATCACCGGCAGGAGCGCGTTGCCGAGCTGCGCCTTCGTGTTCGCGAACTGCGCGGCGGTCTTGCGCTGCTGGACTTCCAGCGTGTTCCCTTCCTTGCGGAACGCACCGGACGCGGCACCGGCCTTGTTCTGGATCAGCGCATACGTCGCGGTCGCTTTCTCCGCCGCGGTGAGCGTCGTCTTCCCGGTCGCCATGACCTTGTTGACATTCGCTTGCGCTCCTTGCAGCGCGAGCGAAGCCTTCCGCGCTTCGAGGCTGTTCTTGCCGTGCTTCGCGACCGCGGCGTTGTAGGTGAGCTGCGCCTTCTCTGCTCCTCGCTGCGCGGCCGCGAGCTTCGTGGTATCCACCGTCGTCTTGCCCAAGCCCATCGACAGCGCTTGCGCGTTGACCTGCGCGGCGGTGATGACGATCCCGAACTGGCGGAGCCCCCGGTACGCGCCCGCGCTCGCCATGCGGATCGCGTTCACGCCTGCGGCGGGATCCTTCTTGTAGAAGGTCGCGAGATCATTGCCGAGCGTGATGCTCTTCTCCGAGAGATCCGCCGCGCCCTTCCCGGAGAGCCCGTAGCTCTTATACAGGTTGCCGAGATTGTTCGAGAGCGTCAGCGCAGCATCCTGCGACAAGCCGAGCGCGCCTGCGCTCTTCTTGCTCCAGCCGACGACGGACTCACCTGCGGATCCGAAGACGCCCTTCGTCTTCTCCATGTCGGATTGCAGCTCGCTCGCGCTCTTCCCGGCCTCCTCGACGAACTTGACCGCGGCGATCGCTCCGACCGCAGCGGTCGCGGCCGCGAGCCCCTTCACGAACCCGCCGCCCGTCTTGCGCCCCGCCCCTTCCGCTTGCGCGGATGCGCCCGCCATCTTCGAGCGGAGATCGACGCCGAAGGTTTTCATGTCGGCGAGGATGCGGACGTAGAGCGCACCAATGTCAGCCATTGGTCATCGCTCCTCTCCGCTCCAGCTCGTCGAGCAGGCCGAAGCCGCGCAGCTCTCCCGCAGGAGCAGCAGGCTTCTTCTTGGGCTTCGCGATCGGACGCGGGAACTCGAAGCGGGGCAGGCGATCCGCTGCGCCCTTCTGCCCGTAGGCGGCGACGTTCACGCGCAGCAGCGCGTACAAGAGATCTGCGATCGTCGCGAGCGCTTCCCGCTCCACCGACCAGGGGCCGAGGAAGCCTGCGCCGAGCGCGACGATGCGCGAGTCCTCCGGTAGCTCCGAGATGAGTACGGCCGCGCGCCGCACCGTCAGATCTCCGCGGAAGATCCCGGAGAGATCAGCTCCGAAGTGCTGGGCGAGGTCGGCCTCGACTGCTCGCCATTCGCTTCGGAGGAGCCAGGCGAGGCGGACGATTCCCCCAGGGCGAACCCGTAGAGCGAGAGGAGCTGCTCCCACTCCTGATCGTCGAGCTGCACCGCGAAGGTGAGCGGATCCGCATCCGGATCGACGAGGAGCGCGCGTGCGACCTCCGAGAAGCGCGGCACGAAACTCATCTCTTCGGGATGCTGCGGGTCGAAGTCTTCGGGAGCGAGGAACTCGATCACGGCAGGCGGGAGCTTCGCGCGCAAGTGGTACACGCGCCCTCCGACCGTGACTTCGTGCGGCTCCTCCTTCGCTTCGGCGCGCGCAGCATCGAAGTCGATGCTGCCCACGGCTATGCCGCTTTGCTGGAAGAGCTTCCGCCGCCCTGCCCGGTTGTAGATGCTGCTGCCAGCGCCGGGATGGGAGAGACGATGCGCGTCCACGGAGATCCTGCCGATGTGCCGAGCACGGTGATGGTCAACTCGTAAGCGACCGCTTCATCGCTCTTGTGGATCACGTCCGCAAGGTTGCTCACGATCGCGCGGGCGACCGTGTACCGGATGAGATCCGCGCCGTCGATCACGTCGAGCGCGAACGCATTCTCGTAGACCGATCCGGGAGCGGGCGGCGTGTAGATCCCGGTGACGTCAACTGCGCCGCCGCCGAAAGCGAGCATCCACGTTTCCGGGTTGTCTTGGACGAGCTTGAACTTGAACTCCAGCGTGCTCGTCACCTTCGAGCGCACCGGATAGAAGCTCTGCCAGACCATAATGTCGGTCTTCGAGTAGTTGTCGATCGCGGTGAAGCCATCGTCGGTCGCGTAGCCGAGGTTCACCCACGGCGTAACGAGCGCGGCGGTATCGACCGGGGCGGGAGTACCGACCGGCGCGCGCCAGAGGTTCCCGGTCGTGCCAAGTCGAACTTCGGTGTCGTCCCATCCGCCGCCCGTCGCTTGCGCTTCGGGAGATGCGGGCAGGTATCCGCTGTCAGTGGTGGTCATGGTGGCGACCTCCTTATGTGGGTCGGTGGTGTGTGAGCAGAGCATCCGCGCGGAAGCGCGGACGCGCAGGTGAGTACGAGCTGTCCGGGTCGTAGGAAAGGTTCGACCAGCCGACGCGGCCGACGACGATCCCGCCTCCGAGATCGCGCGAGTACGCGTCCGCGATGCGGGAGCGCACCGCTTCGACGAGCGTGCTCGCTTGCGCTTTCGTCCCGCCCCAAACGTCGAGCTGGATCAGCGGACCATCGTGGGTGAGTGGACGATCCCACGGAGCTGCTCCTCCGACGCGCCAGATCCGCACGGCTGGGAACTGCGGTTCGCGCGGGAGCGCGGAGTAGATCCTCCCGGAGCAGAGGGAGGAGCACGCGGTATCGGCGCGCACCCAGGCGACGAGCGCGCTCTCGATATCGACGATCGGGATCGCGGTCACGATCCTGCTCCTGCGCTGCCCGGCTCGAACCGTGTCTCCGGGATGCCCAGGCACGCAGAGCGGAGCCATCCGTGCGGAGCCGTGTTCGCTGATCCGAACTCGAAGAGATGCGCGAGCTTCCAGGTCGTACCGGCGACGACCTCGCGCGCGTCGTGCGGATTGCGCTTGACGAACGCTCGCTTCTTGAACGGAGCGACACGCGGCCCGCTGACGTTCGCTTTCATCCGGGCGGTGACCACGCGGCCGACCGCTTGCAGCGCAGGATTCAGTTTCGGGAGCGCGTAGAACTGCGCTTCCCATCCTGGGAAGAGCTGCGCGCGCGCTTCGACGATCTCGGCCATCTCAGGTCACGCACCGGGCGCGGATCTCGTAATGCTGGAGCTGCGGAGGCCAGCCGCGCATCGCTTCGCCAGGCGGGCCGAGGATCTCGTACACGCGGCCGTCTGCGCGCTGGAGCGCGTCATATCCGGTCGGCGCAACATCGGGGGCGAGGTACACGCGGACCTCTGACGATTCCTGCTCGGTCGCAACGGAGTCCTCGAACTGCTGGCGGAGCATCGCCTCGAAGTACGCGAGCGTCGGCGTCGGAGCATCCGTGTACGTCGGCGAGCCGTACTCGTCCTCCTGCTGCGCGTCCGCGCGAGCGAGGAGCGTGATCGGCTCGGAGCAGATCGAGCGCAAGCTCACCGCTCTGCTGCTCCGGGAGCGATCGGCTGGATCTCTTCCTCGTCGCCATCCGGGAAGAACAGCAGGGGCTCGTCGGGATACCAGGGATCGAGCGCGTACGGGCTCGGAGTGAAGACCGAGTACGCGGCGCGTCCGGTCGCGGGCACGCCCCAGGATCCGAGAGCGTCGTAATCCTCGTCGGTGAGCTGCATCCCGGCCGTGCCGTAGCCGACCTGATATGCGCCGATCGTCTCGTTGTGCGCGGCGGTCGGATTCGCGAGCTGGCGGACGACGAGCTGCGCGGCGACGAGCGCGACCTGATCGGGAGCAGGATCCGGGAGCGGAGAGATGCACGCCCCTCCGACGATCGCCGATGCGAACTGGATCAGGCGCGTGACCCGATCCTGCGTGGGCTGGTCGCTCGGAATCGAGTAGCCAGCGAGCGCTTCAACATCGGCGATCGTGCAGAGATCGGGCATCGCTTACTTGCTCCCTCGCGCTCCGCCGTTCCCTCCGGACGCGGCGGGCTGCTGCTGCGGCTCCACTTCCGCGGTAGCGGCGGCAGGGGTGCCCTGCGCGAATCCGAACGGGAAGACCGGCTTGTTGTGGCGACGCGATACCGGCGCGCCGATGACGTAGCCGATCCGCATGTAGACGCGCATGAGCACTTGGTCATCCTGGAACGCGTTGACCAAGACCTTGCCGGTCGGGTCGGTGACGACGCCCTCGGTCGAAGTATCGACCGTAATGTCCTGGCGGACACCGACGATGAGCTTCGTCCAATCGCCAGCGATTATGTCGCACTTCGTTGTGTCGAACGCTGCGCTCGAAGAGAAGACCACCGGGTCGCCGTAGAGCCGATCCGGATTATCCGACGCAAGGTTCGGGACGAAGATCGGTTGCCCCACCGTGTCGCGCAAGAGCGCGAGCTGCGACATGACAGAGATATCCACGCCGTAGCCGGTAGAGATGATCCCGTCGTCTTCCACGTCTCCCTCCGCGCGCCGCGCGGCTTGCGCGAGGTCCGGAGGATCGGTGGTCGCGGTGTGGACGGTGCGAGCATTCCACGCGGCAGTCGCCGACGTGCCTTGCCCGAAGATCCCTCCTACCGGGAAGGAGGGCGGTGCGTTCGTACCGAAGAGCACCGCGCTGTCCACCGAGTAGGCGAGGGAATCCGTGATCGCTTGCTGCACGTTCGGCCAGATCGGGATCCCGCTGTCGTCGATCCATGCCTGCGGGACTGCAACGAGCGCGGCGACCTCTTCGGTCGTCAGCGTCTCGCTGCTCCATTCGACAGTCGCTTGCGGCTTCGCGCCGCCGATGCCGTTGACCCATCCGCTGACCGGCAACGTCTTGAGAAACGGGACGTTCACCTGCGCGGTGGGCATGGGCTGTCGCCTGCCGAGCTGGAGCACGATGCTCTGCTGGCTCGCGACTTGGATGATCTCCTGGGCGATTGATACCGGGATGAGCGAGGAGTCGATGACAGCCATCGGGCGCGCCCTCCTTCCGTTGGGAAACGAAACGGATAGGGGGCGTCACGCCCAGCCGGATTGCGTCACGCGCTCCGGGATCCTCGCCGGGTACGACCGGCCTGCCCGCAGCATCACGCCACGCGCATCGGCTCGATCATCGCGCTAACGGTTGGGTCGCAACAAGCCGCGAAGGAACTGATCTCCATCGCTCATCGCAGGCTCACCCGCAGGAGCGCCCGGCGTGCCGCGTGTCCCTTGCGGCACCTTCGGAGGTCCGGAGGATGCTCCGCGAGCGAGATACGGCTTCTCCTCGACGAGCTTGTCGATCGCTGCGCCGATCGCCTTCGGGTCGTAGCTCCCATCCTCCGCAGGCTCGAAGTCGTCGAGATCGAGGAGCTGCACCGCGTCTCCGGGATCGGAGAGCTTCGTCGCCGCGATCGCTCGGACCTCTGCTCGCAGGAGGCGCAAGCCCGCCTCCTTCAGCGCTTCGCTGCGTCCTTCCGCTTTCGCTTCGGCCATCTTGCGCTCGGCGTCGCTCATCCCTTCCCGCTTGACCTTCTCCAGCTCATCGTCGGCCTTCTTGCGGGCCTTGCGCTCTGCGGCGAGCGCGCCCTGCAAGCGGGCGACCTCTTCGGGATCGAGAGGCTTGGGCGGCTCTTCGGGAGCAGGAGGAGCAGGAGGATCACCCTCCGGGGGCGTGGGCGGCTGCGGTGGTTCGGTGGTGGTCATGCTGGTGCTCCCTCCTCGCTCGATAGATCCGCTTCCTTCGTCTGCGCGTCGGCGACGCGCTGCTCATCCGCGTAGAGATCCTTCGAGAGCGCGCGCTGCCGCTCGAACGTCGGGTCGCTCTCCTCCGTGATCGGCCCGATCCCACAAGTGCAGTTCTTGTGCGAGGGAGCGAGATCATCCGTCGTGTAGCGCTGCCCGGAGATGAGCAGGCAAAAGTCGCACGCGAGATCGGAAGGCACGCGCCGGTAATGCGTGATCCCTGGCGTGTCCGCCATCGCGGCGACTGCGCTCTCCTGCGCGACCTCCGCAATGTCGGTGCGGGCGAATCCTTCGACGAGCCTGCCCGCTTGCGCGAGCGCATCCGCGAACGGCGTCCCTTCCGACAGCGAGCTGCGAAGATTGATTACCGGGGCGATATACCGATCGGCGAGCGAGTCGCCGACGATCGCAGGAACGTCGAGCTGCGCGCTGCGCGGAAGATCGAGCGTGTGCGCGACATGCTTCGTGTACGCGAGCTGCGAATACGCGGTCTGCGTCTTCGCTCCTCGCATCGTCGGGACTGCGAAGCGGAGCCAGCTCGCAGCATCCTCGTCGGTCGGTCCTCCGAGATGCATCCACGTCCGGTTGAACACGTCGCCGACGCGTACCGCGTGCGAGTGGATCCGCTTCATGTTCACGACCGCGGCGTGCGCGACCCGGAGATCTACCGCGCCCGGCATCTACGTTCCCGGAGGGACCGGGATGGGAGCGGCGAGCGCTTGGCGCGCGGCTTGCTCCGCCGCCATCTGCTTCCACCGCTCGATCTCCTGCGGCGACGCGCCCCACTTCTGCCAGAGCACTTCTTGGGGGACACCGATGCTCGCCATCTTGACGAGCGCATCCGCTAGCTCCGCATCGGAGCGTGTCTCGAAGTCGCCCCAGATCACTTCCGCTTGGAAGTCCGTCGCGCGCGGATCTCCGATCGCGGAGAAGGAGAGGCGCATCACGTCCTCCCATGCTTCGCCGATATGCGCGGCGCGGCGACGTACCTTCGCGACGAGCCCCGCCTCCGCGGCTTTCAGCGCATCTCCCGAAGCGTTGACGATCTCGCCGAGCAGGTAGTGCGGAGGAGTCTTCGTCACCGCGGCGAGATGATTCACATCGGAGGCGACGGAGCGGATATAGCCCGCCAGCTCGCTCTCTCCGAACTCGCCGAACTTGACGGTCGAATCTTCCGCGACGAGGAGGCGATCGACTGCGATCTCGAAGGGCGAAGTATGTACCGGCTCTCCCGTCAGCGGGTCGATGATCTCGTTCCCGTCCGCGTCACGCGCGACCGGGAGCGTCAATCCGGTAGCCCACTTCTGGCGGAAGGCCGCGTACTCGGTCGCGATCATCCGGTTCAGGATCGTGGTGTTGATCCGATCTTGGATATCGAGCACGCCGTCCATCTCGGAGCGGCCGGGCAGCATCCCGACGATGAGCGGATTCGAGCGCGGCCAGGGAACGACCTCGACGATCGGAACCTCGCCCAACGGATTGAGATCCTGCGCGGTGAGCTGCCAGTACGCGCCGCTCCAGATCATCGCGGTCGTCGATCCCGGAGGTTGCGATCCTGCGGAGGGCGCGGCCCACTGGAAGGTCGCGCTCGCGGTGCAGAGCCAGCAGCGCAGCAGCCCCGGCTCCCTCCAAGTCTTCAGCGACACCAGCGGCGTGCGCCGATCATCCGGGTCGTAGGCGATGATCGTCTGCGTCGGATGCTCCGCCGCGATCCGCACGCCGACCGGAGAGTTCTCATCCGGCCACACGCTGACGTAGTTGACACCGCAGACGAGCGCGTCGGTCTGCGCGATCTCTGCGCTCGCGTCAAGCCCGTTCGCTTGCCAGATCATCCACGCATCGTCATCGCCTTGCGCGTCGCCGAAGCGGAAGCCGACGACCTGCAAGCGCTCCGCGACGGAATCGACGATGAGCTGGATCCAGTTCGTCCGGGATTGCTTCAGCAGGCGGCGGTACGCGGCGAGCGCTTGGGCAGGAGCACGCGGGAGCGGATGGTCGCCCTCGTAGTAGAGGAGCCGCTCCCGGATCCAGGGCTGCCGCCATTGCAGCTCATAGAGCAGCGCGGTGCGCCATTGCTCCGGGCTGCGACCTTCGAGCGGATCTGTCATCCCGATCGTCGCTGTCATGCTCTGCGAGCGTATGCCCAGGAGCCATAGCCCGACCAGGATGGGAGGCCGGTTAGAAGCCTGCCGCGCGGCCTACTCGCTTCGGAGGAGGAGCGCGCAGCCATCCGTCGATCGCATTCGCGAGCGCAGCGATCGAGTCGATCCTCGCCATGCTGCGCTCCCGATCCGGCTTGACGAGCTTCAGATTCTCGGCGGGATCCTGACGGACCTCGACGCAGCTCGCGCACCAGGCCGCGACCGGATCTGCGCCCACGTCGAGGAGCTGCGTCCGGAGCTGCCGGTCGATCTCTTTCAGCGCAGGCGATTGCCCGATGAAGTCCTGACGGACCAGGGAGACGGAGAGCTTCGGGAGCGAGCGCTGCGCCCACGTCACCGTCGCGGTGCTGTTCCAGCGGTCGATGCCCAAGTCGGTGACCGCGAAGGCCGCGCATCCCGCGGCAATGTCCGCATGGAGCGGCTCGTAATCGACGACCTCGCCCTCGGTGATCTTGCACCAGCCGCGGCGCGCCCATTCCGAGAACATGCCGCTGGTGATCCGATCGAGCGCAGGGAGCGCAGCCTCCGGGACGTAATGCTGCCAGAGCGCGACCGCGTGCTGCTCTTGCTGCGGAGGGAAGTACCAGCAGAGCGCGGTGAGATCCGAGACAGCCGCGAGGTCGATGCCCGCATGGCAGCGTCGCCCGTAGAGATCCGCCTGCTCGATCGCCGCGCCCATCCGCCAGCGCCCCGCAGGAAGCCAACGCGACTCCGCGCGCTGCCAGGTGTTCATCCGGTACTGGCGGAACGCCTTCGCTTTCGTCGGCGAGAGCAGCGCCTCCGATGCTTCATCCCGCAGCGAGTCGATCGCGAGGAAGTCGCCGAGCGCAGGATTCGCCGCGTGCCACGCATCCTCGTCGTTGATCTCCGCAGTCTCCACCGCGGCGCGAATCCAGACGAAGCGGCGACGATCGAGCTGCGGGTCTTGCGCGACGCGTCGGCCGTGCGCCTCTTCCAGCGCCGCGAAGGAGAGCGGATGATCTCCCGCAGTCGTCGCCGCGATCAGCAACGCCTGCGGGCGGGTGCCCATGCTCGTCCGGATCGCATTCCAGAGCCGATCGTCAGGCTGATTCGCGGCCTCGTCGAAAGCGCATCCGTGCATGTTCCCGCCGAGCGCGTTATCCGCATCCGCAGAGATGACCTCGTAGAAGCTCGCGGTCGGCAAGTACGCGATCCGGTTCCCGTCATGCTGCGTGATCGAGATCGCTCCGCTCGCAAGCTCGCGCGCCAGGATCGGAGACAGCTCGATCATGCGGGCCGCGACTTGGAAGACCGCGCCCGCTTGGCGTTTGATCCCGGCGCATCCGATCAGCTCCGCGCCTTGCTCGCCATCGGCGAGGAGCAGGTACAGCATGATCGCCGCGAGCAGCTCGCTCTTCCCGTTCTTGCGCGCCGCGGTGATCCATGCGACCCGGTACACGCGGACGAAGCGGCCGAACTCCTCGGACCATTCCACCCAGCCGAAGAGCGGAGCGACGATCTCGTCCCGCTGCCACGCGGTGAGGATGAACGGCCGACCAGCCCAGACGCTTTTCGTATGAACGCAGCAGCTCTCGATAAAGCCGATCGTGTGCTCCGCACGCGGCGCGCAGTAATGGCGACCCCTCCGATCGCAGAGATCGCACGCATGGCGGTTCCCGATCCGCAGCGGAGGTTTCGAGCGAGCGCACGCGGCGAGCGCTGCTGCTCTCACGACGAGAGATAGCGCTGCGCGATCGGATCACGCGCAGGCGCAGCTCCTCCCGACAGCCGCCGCGAGATCTGCGAGCGAGCAGCAGGCGTCATCCCGAACTCCATCGCCCAGCGGAGAATGTCCCGCCCCGTATCGCGTCGGATCCGGTAGGCAGGATTCGTGCGCGGAAGCCCATGCTCATCCCGGATCAGCGGGCCGACCTGATTCACCAGCGCGGACGCGCGCTCATGCTCCACGACCACCTGCGCGAAAGCGGCGAGCGCAAGCCCGTCGAGCTGCGTCAAGATCCCGGAAGGCTCCAGCAGACCGACGAGCATCCGGTACGCGGCGCGCGCCTGCTCGTCCAGCGCGTCCGGAGCAGCAGGAGCGCCCTGCTGCGCCTCCGGAGGATCCTCGACGATCCTGCTCTGCCGCTCTCCCTGGAGGAGCTTCAGCGCAGTCGGCCGCGGGCGTCTGCCCTTCCGCATCCCTGCTCCCTTCCGCTCATCCGCCCAGAGGGCCGCGAGCGCTCCTGCGCCGCCTGAGGGCGTCTCCTGAGCTGCTAGAGGATCCCGCGGTTTCCCGATCTGCTCCGCCGCGTGCGGCGCTTGGCGTACCGAATGGGTTCACTTCCGATCGGGCAGGGGGAGCATCCCGCTCCGGATGCGCCCGCTCCAGCAGTCGAGGGAGTCCGAGTCCACCGTCGACCAATGATGTTCGGCGATCGTGGCAGGGCTTGCATCTTGCTTCGAGCCAGCGCACGTCGTCAGGATCGCGGACGCGAGCAGCGAGCAGCTCTCTCCGGGAGCGAGGAGCATGGTCCGCGATGGTGGCTGGTGCTCCGCAGTCGATGCAGCGCGGCGAGCGGGCGAGGAGTTGCGCGCGTCGGATCCGCCATCGTGCTCCGCTCGCTCTTGCTTCTCGATCTCGCTTGCGATCCTTGGTGCGCAGGCAGGCGGAGCAGTAGCGCTCGCTCCGCTCATGGATCTTGCCGGGGCATCCGGGTGTGCCGCAGCGTCGCGCTGCTGCGGTGGGCATCATGCGCTCCGGCGCAGGATTACGACGGGCTCGGATACCGGCTCATCTTCGTGGTTCGCTCCGAAGCGACGAGGGAGCGGGAAGCGTTCGACATGATCGAGGACGAAGCCGATGTGGAGCGCGTGCTCGATCGTCAGGTCAACGAGGCGATGCTCGCTCTTCCCAATGGTGATATCAGCGATGTTGATCGCGTTGGCTGCTCCGGGCTTCAGCGATGCGTGCTGGAGGCGCAGCATCGGGACGAGGAACCCATCGGTCCAGTCGGCGATGGTCGGGTAGCGCTTCCATGCTTGTGTCTCCTCGTCGGTGTAGTGCTCCTTCGCGAAGTAGGGCGGTGATGTGAACGCAAGATCGCAGCGCTGCTCGAAGCTCTGCGGATCGAGATCCTCTGCGGGCTGTTGGTGTAGCTCGACGGTCTTGTTGGCGGGGCAGAGATCAGCGACGAGGCGGGCGTTCGCGGCGCAGGTATCGGCAGCAGGATCGACGCCGATGTATGTCGAGGCTTCGGAGGCGAGGAACCCGACGAGGCGCCCGCCGTATCCGGTGCTGGTGTCGAGGATCGTCGCGCCGGGTGGGGCGAGCATCCGGTAGATCGCAAGCGCGAACGCAGGGCGGAAGTTCCAACATGCCTGCGATCCGTGCGCGTGGGCGAGGATGTGCGCGAGCTGGGAGGGCGTCATCGCTTGGTGGGCGTCGAGGATGATCCGGATCGAGACGGCAAGCCTGCCATCGTCGGCCCACGCGTCGAACGGGGTCGGCTTGTTCTCCACTTGCGCGTGCCACCGTTCCGGGTGGTAGCTGTCCGCGATCCGGTAGCCGAGATGGGAGTGGATGAGCTTGTCGCGTGAGCACGCGGCGAGCGCGTTTAGCTCGATCATGTGGAGATGGAGCGGCTGATCCGGATACGGGAACCCATGCTCCCGCCAGTAGCGGAACGCTTCCGCTTCGATGGTGGGCCGATCGACGATCGAGTAGCTCTCCGGGATGGGCGGCGCTTGCTCCTCTTCAAGTTCGAGCATCCGGTCGGATGCGACGAGCAGCGCGAGATCTTCGGTCGTGTAGCCGGTACCGATCAGCTCCGCATCCGAGATCGCCAGCTCTTGCAGCAGCGAGGCCAGCTCGGCGTCGTCGTATCCGGCGAGGTCCGCCTCGCGGTTATCGACGAGCATGATGCGGAGCGCTCGATCGTCGTCCACATCGACGTAGATGACGGGCAGCTCCGCCATCCCTGCGATCTTCGCAGCCTCGTAGCGGTGGTTCCCGGCGAGGATGAACCCGGTGGAGCGTTGCACGATCAGCGCGCCGTAGAAGTCGTTCGCCATGATGCTGCGAGCGATCCTCTCCGCGTCGCCGCGACGCGGGTTGCGCGGATGCGTCTTCAGCTCTTCGAGGCCGACCATGACGTAGCTCTGCTCCGTCATCTTCCCGGCTGCGGTCGGGTCGCGTGTCTCGACCATCGGTCTGCTCCATCGGTCGGGCGGATCTTCCGGGATCGAGATCCGCTGCGGGATGATCTGCTCGACCCGCTCGGCGTAGCGGCC